AACTACCCCTTGTGGCGATTATAAGGGCTAAATGGGAGTAGTGGGCACCCTGCTATGTCACATTCGCCACATTCGCCCATACCGTTGCAATTGTAGCATTTTGCCTTTATTGCCTCTTGCCTTGTTATCCGGAAGCCATCCAGGTGTCGGATCAGCTCTTTTCTGCCGGCCCTTAGTTTCCCCTGTTTCGCGCTCTTTAGCAGTCTGTCATCTCTTGACACGGTTACTCCTCCTCTGCCCTTGCTATGGCATGTTGTATTCTTTTTAAGCATTTCCAAGCAATCTTTTCGTTTGGCTCATCATTATCAGCTGTATTTACAGAGTGCCATTTATTGACTTCTATTTCTGCTGACTTCAACGCCTCTAACAATTCAGGTGCAGATGCTATTAGTCTTGCGTTGGCTTGTGCTTCTTCTAATTTGATTATGTGATCATCATTTTGATACTGAAACACTTCTGCAACGTGCCTTTTATCCTCAGTAAATATTAGATGGTCAAACTCTTTATCCTTTCCGAGTACATTAGCTTTTATGAATTTCCACTTCCCTTGTGTATGTTTCATTCTGCATCCTCTCTTTTTTGGGGCTGCGACAGGTGGCGGGTCAGACCACGGTGTCATGGTTTCCACCAAACCCTGGGGGAGTTTCTGCCGCAGCAGTTTCGTTTTATTCACCATGTGTGTTTGTATCATTTTTAACCCCTGCTATTGACTATCTTTTTTGAGAATACGCGCACTCCCGGAATCGGAAGCGTACCCTTTGTGGCTTGAATCACCTTGTTGATTTTGCTTTCGTCTGCGATCTTGTACTCATCGGGTAGTGCCTTAAGGTCTTTTACCTCGCCGTACCACCGCTCTGTGTAGTGCACTCCTGCCGGCTTGTCTACCCTGGGTGCTGCGACCGGTGTCAGGACCTCTGTGGCCTTTTCCTCATATCTGTCTGCCTTGTCCTCTTGGCCCTCTGCCCTTTTAGCATCTGCCTTTGCCTCTAATTCCTGGCGTTTTTTCTCTGCGATCCGGTCCAGGCGGTCCTGCTCCTCTTTGCGCTTGCGCTCCTGGATATCGGTGTAATTTATCATTTTCTGATCACATATACCTATTACCTTCTTGCACATATCTATTGGTCTTTTAAATAAACTATCTAATCTTTTCCCGGCTTCGATAATAGGCTCCTTGATATGCTTTCTTTCGCCTTCGAGTTCTTTAGCTTTAGCGTTTACAGCCTTCCGCACGTTGGCCGCAAGTTCGTATGTTGATTGATCCTGTATAACTATGCCCTCTGCTGCTCTTAATGCTTTGTCCGCTTCTACTAACTCATTTTCTACGTTAGATACGTCTATCGGGTTTACTGATACTGTATTCATTTGTACCTCCTATTTTATTAAAAATGTTTTGTTACAGAAAGGGCAAGATAGCTTGCCGTAATGTTTTTTTCTAACTACAATCTCAAGATTTTTAAGACGGTTGTCGTCTTTAATACCATTTTTATGATGGATCAATTCCCATGCTTTTAAGTGTCGACCTAAATGTTTTTCCATAACATATCGATGCTCTAAAATATACATATTTCTATATGAACCTGAATAGTTTGGTTTATAAACCTGCACATATCCACTCCATGTTTTTTTGCTACCTCCTTTCCAATTAGGCCCATGACCGTTAAAAAGCCTTTTTCTTCGACCTGTTGCTAATGCATTTTTCGTAGCCTCTTTTATATTCCTTAATACGCCATGTTTGCGCAATCTTCGTGTTATCGTGGTTGCACCAACATTAAACATTTTAGCTATTTCTATTGGACTTTTCTTATTTTTTACATACAGTTCTATCAACCTTTTTTCGTCTAAATCTATCCACCTCCAATGTTTTAAACCACACATTTCTCCTCTTACAAAGCGTCCTAACTTATCCATTTTACCCCCATAAAAAATGACAGCTTTCGGGTAGATTGAGGATAAGCGGTTAGCTTGTCCAACCCTACGGCTGCCATCGTTATAGTCATAAAAATACCGCCTTCCTCAATCTGTTTTAAGCATATCATGGTTATTGCCTCTTGTCAAGCAAATTATACCGCTTCTTCCAGTTAAAAACATGCAGGCATGCAAGAAAAACCGCCTTGTCCGATGAGTCTGTGTATGGTGATATCTTGTAGCCTTTTTCGGTTAATTGAACGCCCAATCTTTGTTTGATTTTGATTTTGTAGTTTTCCTCTACTAACATTTGGTACGCCATTGTCTGTATAGCGGTTGATGGGTACATTTGGGTAGAAGTCTTAATGTCAGGCAATATACCCTTTTTCCTATGCCACCTGTCTGGCATTCCACCAAATCCGTATTTCTCTGATATTAACCTATTTTCTATTTCTTCAGGCTCGAATGACAGGTCATAGTCTTTTAAAAATTGCTTCCAACTCTCAAGATAGGGGACAAGAGGCTTGGTTTTTGGATTATTAACGAATTCAACAATATTCAATATTTTGCTATCCCACAATTCACAAGCCTTATGGACAGCACTACCAAAAGCGCAGGCCCTTCTTAACACATCTTCTTTTACCATATCAAAGTTGACCAACCCCGCTACTTGCAAAATCTGAGTAACTCTTGGTAAGTTAACCATTCTTATGAACTCCTTTCTCACGGTGACATTTTTTGCAAAGAGTTTGACCATTATTTATATTCCATAATTCAGCACATTCCATTGCGTCATTAACTGTTTTAACGTTGTTTTCACGCAATATTTTTATAAATGATTTTTTATGGTGAGCTTCTAAATAACAGCCCTTTGTTCCGCATTTTTGACAGGTATAATTATCTCTTTCAAACACATCGCAACGCCATTGTCTATATTGGAAAGATGTCCGCAGTATTTTCCATAATGGCGTTAACCCGCCTTTCCAACTTGGACTATTTTTACCTGCATATTCTGGCATTCTTTTACCTTTATTCCATGCAGATCTACCCTTAAGGGAAACACTAAGCGTTTTGCGTGTTTCTTGTGAAATAGTTTTGCCCATATTAGACCTACTTATTTTTCTCTTGGTTTCTTCAGAGTGATGTTTCCCTTCCATCGAAGGTGGTTTAGTCCCTAACCTTTTATGGGTTTCTCTCAATTTTAGCTTTGTTTCTTTTGATAAAGGCCCCGTTGACTTTCCTTTATTCCAAGCAACTTGTCCTTTATGGTTGGCCCTCTTCCCTAAAATATTACCTTTTTGGAATCCCTGTATTCCTGTTGGCATTTTATTCTCCTAACAAAAAAGCCCTCGTTCTGCGGACAATCAAGGAAACGGTTAAGTTTCTTGCGCATACTAAAGGGCTATTAGAACATAAAAAATCCGTATCCTTGATTGTCATATTAATTATACCATGTTTGTTAAGGCATGTCAAGGGCTCATTCATCAAGAGCATCCATTGCTTTCGCCTCTATACGCGCTTGAGCCTTCTTACATTTTTCCCTTAACCCCTCTTTACAGCCATCAGGTAGTGCCGCTATCTTAATCCTATTTTCCTTGACTATGAAGTCGACCCCGATTTGGGTTGTTGCCGTTTCAAACGCCTCTGTAATTGTTATCATTAAATCGGCTTGTTCCTGCGTGGGTGCAGTAGGAGTCGGTTTTTTCTCTTTCGTGGCGTCAGGCACGGTTTCTGGCTTATCTGGGGTGGTTTCTATGGCCTTTGGCATTTCTACTTCCGGTTTACCTGATTCTACTGTTTGAGCGTCAAGTATTCTGTTTCCCTCATCAGGGTCATATATGCCTGTTATGCCGAATGCTATCCTTATACCCTGGATTAGAACCTTATGCCGTAGCATTCTCTTGGTGTGGCTCTGCCATGGGCCTGAGTAGCTGTTCCTTGCTGGTACATATACCTCATCTAAGTATTCTCTTACTATAGTTGCGTGTTCTCTGTCCTTATGGTATATTTTGACCTCCGCCCACTCTGGGCATGATTTAGCGCCCTCCATGGTGCTATCCTCTGTGCTGTATATCATCTCGTATCCGTTGTAGTCCGGCTGACGATTCATTATGGTTACGAATCCGTCTACCCCTACGATCGGCACGACTCCGCCTTTTTTGCTTGGGAAGGCGTATATCTCATTGGTGAATGGATCAAGGTTGTATTTATTTGCTACCATAAGGAATGCTGCTATCTCCTCATTTGATGCTACCTTGTTATCTCTGCCCGGTTTCATTACTGTAGCCTTGATTGTGCTTAAGAACGTAGCCTGGTCAAGGTTGTACTTGGTGGCCATTATTCCCAACACGCTAGGCTTTGCTACTGCTTTCGTCTTTTCTGCCATTATATTTCCCCTTTCGTTACAGGTTACACTGAGCGCACTCTGGCTCAATGGTCTTATCATAATCTAATACTTTTACTCTCTCTATGCTCTGGTGACTCAATTTACCAAGAGCCTCGTTCCTACCTACCGCCATTGCCTTTTGCCTGGTAGAGGCAGTTACCTCTATCGCCTGCCAGACTCCATCAAACTTAAACCTATATATCCAATCGTGCATATCCATTATGCCCTCCTTGTAAAAATACTTTTAATCACTACTGCGATAAATACCATTACCATCTTGATGTTCATTTCTTCCTGCTTTCTTTTTGCATCTGCGCTTCTAACAGTTTATTGATCTGCCAGTTAATGGAAGATCCGTTATCATACTTTTTTTTGTTAAGCCACTGCTTAATTCTTTCGGGCATTCTTACTAAATACGATGTTAGCATTTTTTCTCCTTTCTGTTTGTTATCGTTTTATATCTCTTACGCCTAAAGTATATCATATTTTCAGAGCTTGTCAACAACTATTTTGCTATTTTAAATAAAAAAATAACCAGCTTGCTTTTTACGCAAACTGGCTGTTTTCTCGTCGAGGTTCTATTTTTGGAGTAGTTCTCTAAACATTGACATCATATACGGTGTAACTTTATTATCTTTGTAGGCTCTCCGAAACTTGCTTATTAAGATATTTTTTGTTTCTTGTTTTTCTTTACGGGTTGCGATTGCAAAAACATTAAGAGCTTCTTTTAAAGAGAGCCTTTTGTACGATTCAGCAAACGGTGGTAACTGGGCTTCTTTTATAGTACGCTTAAATGATTTAACTCCTAAATATTGTGCAGCTTCTTTGTAATCTACAGGTTCACCTTTTCGGATTCTACTTTTAAATTGTTTTCTATATGCTGACTTTTCAAAATCTTCTTTGGTTTTTGATACATTAGGAATGCGGTCTATCATATATCTATACATTAACTTTTGTGCTGCACTTCGTGTAACATACGATGGCGCTGACGTAATACCTGTGATAGACACAAAAGCAGTTACCTTTTTGCCTTCACCCGTTTTTTCCATTTTCTCATAGTTCTTAAACGAGAACGGCTTAGAGTAGTTTACTATATGTTTTGCTCTATCGTATATCTGGTCTACTAAGGGGTCTTTAAAATCTGATACCTCAACATTAAAGAAGTCTTTATTTTGCAACTGCTCATTTAAAAGCCCTATTAAGGGGTGAGCCTTGTTCCGTACTGTCTGTAATGGTCTTTGCGAATAAGCGTACACATCTTTAGCATAGGTAGGCAAAGATAACCTCTCAGGCGAGCCATCAGACTTAATTCTGCCTGTTTTAGGAAAGAAATAGTCTTTAGGCTCTTCGGGGGGCTTGCCTGTCAACACATACTGAATTACAGCACCTAATATAGAATATATTATACTTGCACCTAATACATAACTCATTTTATGGCTTAGTAATTTATCGCCGCTTCTTAGTCTTTCTGCAGTATTTACAACATCAACAGCCCCACCGCCATATTCGCGCCAGGAACCTAAGTTCCACCCTACCGAACGAATAGCAAGCATAAGAGTATCTTTTAGAGTTTTATTCCAAAATAGATTATCGTATATCAACTGACCCATTCTATTATCTACGCTATCCCACACAGACGCTAACTGGCCTTTTAATTGTTCATCAGTTATCTCTCCTGACTCCGCGCGCTCCATTTCATATTGAGCAAGTTTAGAAAATAACCCTAATTTACCAGTAGGGACATACCATTGCATTAAGGGTTTAGCAAGTGTTTCAAGTGTAGCTCCGAACACATTAAAAGGAATCTTCGCCACACCTTTCATTTTTTCAACACCAGATCCTTTTAAAACATCTCTAAATGTCTGCTCAAGTGCCTTAATCTGAGCGTTGTAGTAGTAAACGTCCATTCTATCTCTACCGCCTGCTTCTACTACTGTCCTTACCATCTCTTTTACTTTAGGGGATTTGATAGAGTCCATTTGCTGTCTGTATGCTTTTTTGATCCTTGTGCCTTCCCATACACTTAAAATAGGCGCAATAGGCACTTTTAAAACATCTATCATTCCTTGCACTCTTTGGCCTCTTGTGAAAAACTTCTTAATCGCTAACCCGGTTGTAGAAGCCCATATATCGGTTGTAACATTTAACGCGTGGAAAGCACTCAGGGAAAGATTAACCTGATTCAAGATATTTCCCATTCCTCGTAATACATTGTAAGAACCTGATACGAGCTTATTGTCAGCGTTTCGCAACCCTGGAGATAGGTGATTATTTATCAACCTTGCCAGATCCTCTGGCATATAATAATGACCTAACGTAGTAAACCCAGGTATCTTTATCTTTGCATCTGCCTCGCCTAAAACTAATGACGGTTCTATGTCAAGTAACGGCCTTAACTCTGCGTGGCTGTTGATAAATTTCACGAAATATTTATACAAATCAGGGGCTACGCTCTGGAACTCTTTAGGTGCGTGGATTAAGGCCTCTACCAGTACAGCCTCTTTTTCTTTTGAGTTGCGGACATAATTTTTATATGAGTTAGAAGTCTTTGAACCTTTGAACCTTGCGTCTGCTAAATCTCTCCATTGTTTATCTATGTCTCTACGATATTCAATAGCTTCTTTTGCGGGCTTGAAATACTGCTCGCCTGCTTTCTTGCCTTTTAGGTGAACCTTAGTTTCGCCCTCTTTGCGTCTGCCGATAGTATTATATACATCATACTGATACCCCAATACATGACCTATCTCGTGGGCTAATACACTCTCTGGGCCTGCCCATCTTGTTCTGACTTTACCTTTGCCTATATCTTGAGCATACCCCCAACGCTTACCACCTATGCTTACGAACCTTTTTGTATCTATTCCGAGAGTCTTTGCTATATCTGTCAACTGTTCTACCAATATACTGTCAAACGCCTCTTTTTTAGTCATCTCTGGAGGCATAAACACAGTAAAGGCGTTGTCATTGACTCTTGCATATCCTTCAGGGCTTTTACCTCTTGAATATACAAACTTTGCTAAGCCTTGTTCTTTGGAGTCACGGATAATGTTCTGCGCCATTATATATCTATCCATTTCGTGTATCTTTAATAGCACAAGGTCAACAGGATTATCGCTTACTAACTCTAAGCCTCTTTCTAATCCGTCTTTGACAGATACAATAATACGCTTTTTAAGAAACGACTTAGTTCCTTCCAATCGTTTCCTTCCCATAATTTGAGAGATTATATTTTTAGCTTTTTTTGGGTCTTTCCATATATGTGGAAAGTAGTTTTCATAATACCCCTCTAATTGCCCCTTGCCTAAGTCTTGTATGTTTTTTCGCCTGCCATCTAACAGCCCTCGTAGCATATCCGCAAAAGGCTGTAATGCCGACTTTGTAGAACGACCACTTTCCACATCATCTATAAACTTATGGCTATCTTCTTTGTTCATCCACTGGAAAGCCCTATGCGCTTTTTGTGTTGCCTCTTGCGCCATTGCGTCATTATGTGCTAATGTGGCTATGTTTTTACGGAGTATCAAAGCACCTTTTTTAGTAATAGGTGATACTCTCGCAGGCGCTACTATTTTAAGAGCTTCCTTTATGATATTAGTTTCTTCCCTTGAGGGGATTTCTTCGTTTACTTTAGCGTAATCCGTTTTAGCTACTTTTTCTTTTGTGGATTTTTCAGAGGATTCTATAATGCCACCATATCCTGTGACTTTCGCTGCTGCAGAACTACCTGCTGTGCCGCCTGGCCCAAAGCCTTTGGGTGTTACATCTTCTATGCCTTTTTCTTTATCTGCTATCTTTTGTAGATGTTCTGGGAGTTTCTTATCAGATATCCCTAATTTCCTTTTCATAGTTTCTGCTTCAGCAGTACCCGGAGATACTAACTTATCAGGCTTAGATAATCCTTCTATAAGTTTTCTTTGTCTATCGGTAATATCCTTACCGTCTTTAAAGTCTTGAACTGCCTGTCTTGCTTCAGCTACAAGTTCTAATTGCATTTTTCTTTTATCTTGAGTTGGCTCAGTTTTTTTCTCCTGTGCCTTATTCCAGATGTCGGTGAGTTGGGATTTGGTTAAATCGCTTCTATCCATTGATTCTATGAACTGTTCCACTTTAGGGTATAATTCAGCATCTTGTTTGAGAAGATAAAGTCTTTCACTATCTATTTTACCTTCCTGTATTGAGGTGTCTGGTTTTTTCTTCTTTGCTATTACATCGTCTATCTTTTTCTCAATGTTTTCATCTCTGCCTGACTTAGCTACAACACCTCTTACCGTTTCTTCGTTTACTTCTTTTTTAAATCTTTGGTATTCCTCAATTATATCTCTTTTAATATCTTCTACTGTGGGTTTCTCGTCATAATTAAATGTAGTTGCGTTACCCATTTCACCTAAAGAATGAGGATAAGATACTGTTACTTCGTATTTACTACCGTGCTTAATCCATACTTGGTCATCTTCTTTTTTAGGGTTAAGCTCTCGGATTTCATCTACAAATGCGTCTGCTTCTACAATAGATTTATTGGTGTTATATTCAGGTAAGGTAGTTTTGCGTAACTCTGCTAATAGGGGGTGTTCTGGTTTCTCTTGTTTCTTTAAAGTGTCTAAATATTTCTTATTCTTTTCTTTACCTTCTTTTGTCTGCTCGAAAGGTTTAGGTTCATATAAATCAGGATAGTTTGTTTCTGCCCATTGCTGAAACCCTTCTTCTGTAGGATTTGCGTGGGTTTTATTATACTCTTTTTTTATCTCTAGTTCTTTTCTGTATGCTACATCTCGTCTTGCCTCATAGTCTTTTTCTTCTTGGCTTCCAGGTTCAACACCAAAGTCTTCCGTTACCCAGTCAGGTATTTCTTCCGTATCAACTTCGCCTTTAACTTCTTCTTCAAGATCGGCCTCAAGCTCTCTTTCAGCTTGCTTAATCTCATCTTGTCCATATCCTGCCTCCTCTTGCTCTTTTAGGTATTGTTCGTATTCTGTGTCATATTGGCTCTCTAAATCTTGTGCAAACAAATCAGCATTTCTTAATTGCTCATCTTTAAGTTGTTGCATCAAATAATCGCCAGGGTTCATATCTTCTGGGACTTTCAGTAATCCTTGATTTTGAAGCTGGTCTGCCATATCGTCTAATTCAGAAGCACCTTTTTTAAATACACCTATTGGAATCTTACTTTGCTTAATATCTTCATTCCACTTGTAATCTTTTTTAATCTGTTCTGTGCCTAATCCGCCACGTTCCTTTATTGCTGATATAAGTGTTTGTTTCTTTTTAGGCACCGTAGGCTTTGCTACAGGTTTCTCTACAGGTGTATCAAATAATCTCTGCTCTACTCCTTTATCTACCGATGTCTTAGGAGCCGGGTGTAAAGGAACATCCAGTTCAGGCCGATGAGCAACTTGAGACTTGAGCCATTCTTCATACTTTCCTGACTCATCTATAGCGGATTTTTCCAGTTTGCTCTCTATCTCGTCAGCATTATTTACTATCTGATTTTTTACAGCTTCCTGCATAGCATTTATATCTTGTGGAGAAACACCTTTATCGAGAGCATCTCTTATTAATCCATCTGTCTTTATACCTCTACCTGAAGTGAGTCCACCTAAAACACCACCAGAACCTGCCCCACCGATAAAGCCTTCTATCATACCTTCCGTTAAATTTCTTGTTTTATCATATCCTATTCTTGCTATAAGGTTCTGCCATAATGCCTGTAAAACTTCTTCTCCGCCCTCCTGGATAGCCCCTAAGAACATATCTTTGCCTAATTTACCACCGCCACCTTTAACGAAACGAGTTAAAGGCAGAACCTCTAATATGGTTGTTCCTACAACAGATAAACCACCCATTACATTAGCAGGAACAACGTCTTTACCTGCTTGTCTTGCTTCCACATACTGCCCAGAACCTTCTATCAAGCCTAATGTGGCTGCACCAGCTAAAGGATTTCCAGTAGCAATACCTATTACTGTAGCACCTGCAAGTGATGGAATTGCCTCTGCAACAACAGCAACCGCCCTTGTCCATGAAGGATTTTGTATAAAACTACCTTTAAATGTTTCTATATCTGGAGCCTCAATGCCTCTTTGAGATTCTTCGCGCCAAAATGAATAAGCATTTTTCCCCCATTTGGCTATCTTATTACCTACTTTTTCTTGGATATTTTTCTGCCATTCAGGACTACCTTTAGGAAGCAACTGCACCCCCGGAGTAAGGGCTTTTGCCACGTCTGATGGTATGCCTTCTGCTATATTCTCACCCATCCAGTATGTAGCGGCCCCCAAACCTGCAAACAACCCCTCAAAGCCTCTAAGAGAAGCCTTACCTGCTTCGGTGGCCATTTCTCTGCCCTCTTGTGCAACAGATTTTCCAGGCTCATCTAATACTAATCTTGGGCCAGTAGGTTCATCTAAAACCAATCTTGGGCCTTGTCCTGCGTATGCTTCACTTACTTTAAATGGATTAAGAGAACTTATATCAAAACTTTCTCTTAAATCATCAATCCTGTTCTGCCACCCTCGCTCAAATTCTTTATACTTATCAGGATTATCTTTAATCAACTTTGCGTGATGTGCTTCACGATTTTTTAAAATATTATCTAATAACTTATTTTCTCCATGCTGGTTAATATATTCACCTGTTTTTCTACGCGTTTTGTTTCCTATCATGCCATCTGACTTTGTTCCAACTACTTCTTGAAGCGTTTTAATGGCTCTCTTCGGATTTGACATTACACCGTAATCAAATAAAAGTTCTCCTGTTTTCTTAGGCAAAGTATGTATTTTAGGAATTTGAAAAAATTCGTTTTTATATATATCTTTTGCTTCATCAACAGTTATTTGTTCTACGCTTTGGTTAGGAAGATTTTTTCTTCTAAGATAGGAGTCATAAATATCTTTAGTAATACCTTTATTGGAAATACCACCACCGCCTACTTCTCTTCTATTTATACCACCTTCATACCTTAAAACACGGTCATAAGGAGGATCTTCTTGATAGAACTCCTCTTCTATCAGGTTTAGTTTCCTGGGAGCTATTGGCTGGTTATCCAGAACTAATCTTGTCATTCTTCAATCCGATACTTTTTACCGTTTTGCATAACCTTCCATACACCATCCTCTAAAAACGCGTTGGGGTATTCTTCATAAGGAGATGGCTCTGATGATATTTCTTCCGAATCCCCATCAGATAAACTTGCTAAAAATTCTTCATCAGATAATTTTGTAGTCGAAGTTTTTTCCTTATAATGCAGTTTTTTTGCCTCTGTTGCTGTTTTTCCTGTTTTATCTTGAGCTTGCCTACTCAACTGTGCAAGGAATGGGTCTCTTGCATCACCTCTATCATATTCAGAATATTGCTCTACAAATTCAGGAGAAGCTACTCCTACTCTTTGGCCACCTACACTGGCTGTAGTGCCTGCTCCTGCCATTATGTTTCTTGCCTCTGGTTCTGTGTACCCTTCGCTTTGCAGTGTATTAAGTTCGCCTGCTCGATAGATGTCTATGCTTTTCTCTAACTCCATTTTCTTTTTCTGCTCGTTTAATTCCGCATTACCTACCTGGCTTTTTTTGACTTTCATATTCATATCGTGTAACTGTGTGGCTTGTTTAAATTCTTCCCTTTCGCGTTGCATCGCCTCCGGGCTTGTTTCAAACTCTAACTTCTTGAGCTGTGCGTCCTTGACCTTTTTGTTGAGCTGAAACTCCTCATCTTCTCTACGGAGTTTTTCTTTAGCCTGAGAGATATTCACGAGGTTTGTTACTGCCTTGTCAATTCCTCCTGCGATACCTGCCAGTATACTGAGTGTTCTTTCGCTCATAGTTTTCTCCTTTAGCGAGGAAATCCTCCACCCCACGCATATTGTTTAGGCGTTGACCTGGTTGTTGCGCCACTCGCTGCTTTACCTGCGGCAGAACCTAATGTTCCACCTACCATAGCGCCTGCAGGCCCACCTATCATAGCTCCACCGATCGTGCCAAGAGCCCCGATTCCAGACTCTAATATTTTTCCCCACATAGCATTCTTACTGGCTTTCTTAGCATCTTCTCTTTCCTGTTCTTTTAATCTTAAATTCTCATTAAATTGGTCAGCTTGTAATTGAAGTCCTGCACCCTGCATACCATACTGATTCTCTTGTCCTGCATATTGTAACCCTGCGCCTCTAACACCAGAGATAGTGTCTAACCCTGTGCCGAGTAAGGACTGTTTTTCTCCTGCGGCTTTTTGGTAGTCTGTCCAGGATAGATTGGTAGTAGCGTCTGCGGTTGCTTTAGCGATAGCCGATAGACCTACTCCACCCTTGATATTCCTACGGACTAAGTTCTCGTTTACCGCAGTGGCAGTATCTCTGTTTACTAAGGCAAGCATATCCTGGAATTGTTTAGAATTTGTCTGCCCCATGCCTTGATAAAACTCAGGCAATTCACCTCCCAATATTCCCTTGCCTGTAGTATATGACAGGTCTTGCGATTTCTTAAAATAAGGGTCTGTTTTAAAATCTGGTAAATTTACACTTATAGCCATATTATTCTCCTTTTTTTATAGCTTTTGTATATACGCTAATGCATAGTAAGGGTTAATTACATTGCTTACTGTAAATATTGGATGATAGCCTGGATCGCCCCTAAGTTCTGCTCCTGTAGCAGCAGTAGCAGTACAGGTTAAAGAACTCTCCGTTCCTCCGATAGTACCACCGCCTGACGCCCCTGGAGTAGCTAAGTTACCCGCGCCGATGACAAATCTATCGGTTAAATCAGGCGTTCCGTTATCTCCATCACACAGCACCCACCCTGTAGGAATATCGCTAGTCGTGCCTGACCACATTACTATTACACCTGAAGGTATAACGGAATCCCTATCATCTACTATGCTTGTTATATTGCTATCTGAATCATTAGTAAAATACCCTAATCTTAAATAATAAGTAACTCCCGACGGAAGTGACGAGCTTTCTGATACCTTAATAGTAAAGGTAGTATCTGATACCGCACTCATAACTGCGTACACATAATATGTAGTGCTTGCCGCCTCAGAACCTGTATCAATATCATCCCAATCTACCGTAGTGGCGGATGAGTTTCTTGCCATTAACCTTATCGAGCCAGAGGTATTAGAGCATACTACTGAGCCTATACCTACGGTTAATTCAGAGGCTGAACTGTAAGCAAGTTTACATCCAAACCTGCCATCTGCTAAAAAGTTATCTAATGGGGCTACGATATTATCGTATATAGCACTATCTATTGTACCCGGATTTATTGAGCCTAAAACAGTTTCAGCACCGTCACCATTTCGCCAGTTTTCGACACAGTATCCATTATTTACTTGACACAACGATATAGATAATGCTATAATTATAGTAGCTAAAGAAATTACGGATTTTTTATGTTTAAAATGGGCGATGAGTAGGTCTTGAAAAAACAACCGTTTTTTCTTTAGCTGACTGAAAGTCGCCTTTTTAATTTGGAGGATGTTATGCCTTTTAAAAAAGGACAAATTGCTTGGAACAAAGGTAAAAAATGGTCTAAAAAAATACGCACAAAATTTGGTATTGCTCATATTGGCAAAAAACATTCTCAAGCAACTAAATTGAAAATGAGTCTTTCTCGTAAAGGCAAGAAAATTCGGAGTCGGAAAGGTGGACACATTATCCAAAATGGATATGTATTTATTAAAATGTCTGAGCATCCTTTCTGTAATGGAAGCGGTTATGTTGCTGAACATCGTCTTGTAATGGAGAAACATCTTGATAGATACCTTACAAAAAAAGAGAGAGTTCACCATAAAGGTATTAAATATCCTATTGGCTCTATTAAGAATAAGCAGGACAACAGAATTGAAAATCTTCAGTTGTTTGATAGCTGTGGTTATCATCTTAGTTTTCACCTTACTCTTAATCGCCTTAAAACAAAACTTTAAAATCATTAACACTATCCATAATCTTTTCATTATAGCTCCTTTTTTTTGTTTAATTATATTACTATCAAGAATAAGTTACAACTACGCCCGCTTGCTTTTGTGTTGTGGTTGTATTCTGACCAGCAGATGGTGTATTCCAACCATAATAATACCAAGTATCTACCGCCAATCCAGAAATATCTACCGATTTTGAAAAAGTAGCATATGTTTGATTTAATGTTTGGCTACTTGAATTTGCACTACCACAATACCACCTCATACTGATACCACCAGGGGCACTATTTTTAGCCTGACAGTCTACTTTCATATAATTTTGATAAGCATTTGACTTATAAAAACGATTAAAAGAAATATCGCTATCAGCAGTATTCCCAGTATCAAATGCAACTTCTGCATCGTCTGAAAATACTATTTGGTCAAGTGTACCTGCTGCCATTTTAACAGCAGTAATACTTGCGTCGGTAAATCTAGATACTGATATAGTACCGGCTGTCAAATCATCTGCATTTAATGTTCCTCTAACTGTAAGTGCTGTGCCATTCCAAGTAAGTGAATTTGTACTACCATTGCCAATAGAAAATCTAGGTGTTCCAGAGTTATATTCCAACCAATAACCACTACCCGTATTATAGGCAGTCTGACCACTTTTTATATATTCATCAACATTAAGTGAACCCGTATTAACTGTAAGAGCATCTAGTTGAGACACATTTATTTGAGTAGCCGTGACTGTATTGGTATAGATATCTCCACCGTCTATAAGAGTAACGTCAGAAGCATGAGCCCAAGCTTGTATATTATTTGAATATGCGCTCGTATCAAACATTCTATCTGTTACAGCAGAGGCCAACCCCGCCACCACAACTGAATTAGTGTATATATCTCCACCGTCTATTTTAGTCGAATCAGAGCTAGAAGACCAACCTGTTGCTTGTGCAGCGTCATAGAGTTCCCATTCACCTGCGGTAATTGCGTCGTCACCTATATTGGTTGCCCTATATAATTTATAGTCATCTGTGTCTATAAACAAATCACCTACTGAAACAGCCGTAGGCACAGCACTCTGCCTGAATACTTTTGATTTAACATCTGCTGTGGTTTGCGCCGTTGCTATCGCATCGTCCTGAACCTCTATCCATTCACCACCGCCTATTTGGTCATCACCTGCGGATGTAGCTCTATAAAGTTTGTTCCCATCATTTGTGTCTATCCACATATCGCCTATATGCAATGATGTAGGAACTGCATCTTGTGCGAATGTTGTTACCATACCTGTTGAGCCACTCTCTACTATTATAGTACCTTTAATCCGTAATCCATTTGTGGGGTCATATTTTAAGTATGCGTCAGATTCGCCTATCGCTATCCCGTATAAATCTGTTGAATACCCTAAGAAACCATTAAGATTACCCATCCTCATACGAGTTGTTATTCCACTATCCCAAGGGGTAGCATCTATTGTATATACATCTATAAACGGAGAGTTAGTTTCAGAGGCCGTCATTAAAATACCACCGTCTAGGTTCTGTCCAAAGTTTACTATAGCTGCTCCTGTAGTCCATTCTGGATTTGAGCCATCTGCATAACTTCCTGCCTTATCTCTTATAACAACATAATTCTCTGCATCAGTGGCAGTTGCAACCTCCATCCATTCGTCGTCCACTCCAGTGGATGTGAGAGCTTTCATTCTTAAAAAATCCCCTACTGCGAATGTAACATTTCCCTCTGTTACCATTGCCGTATCTGTATCATTAGCGCCCATGTCTGCATTGAGCTTATCTGCATCATGCGATACCAGTACGGTACCACCAACTGCTGATATAGTTTCATATTCAAACACGGTAGATCTCAATATTCCTCTAGCATATACATTCTGGAATTCAGCCCAATTGTTATCTATCTGCCAACCTTTTCCTAATGCTCCTGTCACAAAATTATTACTCTTGATCAACTCATTACCACTATCTATAGTAAGGTTTGTAGACGATAATGTTGATGATCCTAAAGTCCATCCGCCTATTGTTCCTGATACTGCTTTAAGAACCCCGGCATTAGTCACGCTAAATTCTGCATCAGCAAAGGTAGAATCACCCATTTGTATGCCTACACCAGGAATCAATCCTATATAGTCGTCGTCTGTGCCTGCGCTTAGACTCGTATCGGAAAAAGTCCATCCGCCTATTACTTGTTGCGTGTCTGACACCTCATAAACAACATTGCTTCCACCTGTATCGTATATTCTTAGACCATACACCCCGGCAGAGAGGTAGCCTAACTCTAACCTTTTAGCAGAGTCCTCATAGCAAGTAACGGACGCATCACCTGAAGTTAGTACCAGTCCATCATTAGGTACAGAAGTAGGCGTTCCGCTTTGAAGGCTGTATAGATATCCTGACACCATATTCCAACCACCCAAATCGCCCGTAATGCCTGTTACAGAACCTGCAGTTATAATTCCTAGATCAGCATATATAGCGGACAATGTAGTACCTGTGATTTCCGTACCAGTAATAGTTCCGGCAGATATATCGCCCGCTACTATTGTATTAGCTGCGATCAAGTCAGTCGTAATCGTACTGGCTGCTATTTCAGCAGCGGTTATAGTATTTGCTGCAATTTCGTTAGCCGTGAGCGTATTAGTTGCTATGTTATCAGCCCCTATAAGCGTTCCACCTACTCCACCCGCTCCACCAAAAACTTGATATGTAGCGTACTTCGTGACATCTGATACATCTTCTGCTACTCCTATTAGAATCTTATCACCGCCTACGCTTGTTGACGCAGTTGTAGTCGTTTGCAATATGGTTGAAGAAGTGCCCGTGTCTAAATAAATATATGTTAGTGCCGTCATATCCCCGGTGTTACCTGCGCTGATGCTGTAAGTATTTGTACCGTCGGACATAGTAATCGTCCCAGACGTCCAAGCTGCCGTGTCATTATCAGTAGCACTAAACGTCATATCTTGCCCCCACCCTCGAATGGAAGTCAGTGCTAAATCTTCTAGGGTTTCGTCCAAATACCCTAAAGTATCATCAGTGGATGATGATCTACCTCTACCATATAATAGGGCCTGGTCTATCTTCCTAAGATGTTCGTTAAGAATGGGCAGGTCTTTATCGGTGTCAAAGCCGGTAAGGTAGTCCCCTGCATAGGCTGATGTGCATAAAATAATAGATAATAATATTGCTATTGATTTCATCATCTTAATATAACTCCTGTACTTCGTATAGTATTTCTATTTTCTGAATTTCCCATCCAACAATCCCAGTTTCAGTAAGTTCAAAACGGAATAGTTGGCTTACCAAGGATGGGGCCTCCTCCTCGTTTATCGGGGGCAGGTATGTATATATCTTTAGATTCTCGTCGCCTGTATAGTCGTCCTCGGTGTCAGAATCAGCATCAACAGATAAATCTATTTCTATATCTCTATCTATGTCTCCGTCGTCTGCTTTTATATTGAATGTTAAGGTTCCGGATGTGCCGGTATAGAATACCTTGATTCTCTTAATTAATTTCTTGTATCCTTCCACATCAAAATCTACCCATCCGGTTTTCCATTTGCTTACTACGGATGTCTCTTTGGTGGAACCTACTTTATCGTATATCATCCTAAAAACATATCCGTCTGCTGAGTATAGTGTAGGCGAATATTCCTCGTCGGTAGTAGTGAAATTTGCCCTAAATTGGATATAGTCATTTGCTGTGATACTAGATAAATCTGCGCCGTTCTGGTTTGTAACCGCTGTGTTCCATGTTATGCCTGTCATATCAGAGTCGGAATCTAATCTTACCTGGAAGGTTATGTCGCCGTACGCTCCAAGAGATTCATTCCAGTATAATTTGTCTAGTGCTGCTGCATCAATATTATAAACTTCGCTTGTCCACGTTCCATCCTTGTCCGGCCTGTCTATTTTTGCATCAGGCAGATAAGTCAATATCTCGTCTAGCGTGTCTATATTGGCATCTTTAGTCTGTAATTCTGTCAGCCAGGTGTCTATCGTGCAATCCCACCCTATCTCTATTATAGGATAACTATCAGTTCCATATACCCTGGTGTCGTCATACGTTCCCGAATCAAACTCGCTTTCATACCGAATATTTAACAACGGTTCTAGGTATGATGCGCCCTGTACCAAACCGTTTGCGAGAGACGATCCTAAATATATAACTCCCGTGTCCGTGCTAGCGTTGAAAGCCGTCCAACAGTTTACGTTTATTGTGTCTAGCACATATGAATCTCTGATCAGGTTGTACAATAGCACTCTGTTGTTGTTGGTCACCCCTGACTCATAAGAATTATATGCTAGTCTATATTCGTTATTAAAATATATACCTGCGCATTTGGCTATATTTGTTTTGGATATGTCTCTTATCTCTGGGGTTACTGCGTCTGATATGAGCTTAGATCGTACCCCGTCAAAGGTATACAGGCCGTCTCTGGATAGATAAATTATCCCTATCGGTGATGTGTCTGCTGAATAAGGTGCCGGACAGCCTACAAACGAGAACGGATCACTTACATACCAGTCTGTCGTGAATGAACCGTCTGTGTAATATTTTTGGATGCTATTATTTTTTCCTATGGTAAGCGTCCCCATAAATGTCTCTAGGAATGTTATCTCATCTCCGTCATTCGGCCTTATTCTCTCAAACGAGTCAGGATCGAAATATTCCGGGTTACTGTCATCAGAAAAATAAAGCCTTGAGTTATATGTAGTATTCCCGCCAATCCATAGCCGATCCTTATTTATGTTACAATATTTACCTTTGGGCGGGGAGGCATTGAATTTAGCCGCAGTTGACCACGCTGTATTCCCTGCCAGAGTAGAATCTGATACTGTGTCGTTTAAAGTCGTTGTGGTGTTGTCTGCAAGCGTACTCGCAAGGTAATAGGTTGTATTAGACTTGCATGCGGCCTTAGATGCACTTCCTACGTTTCTGTATACATACCTTGCCGTAGTCCCTAAAGGGCCTATAGGGATGTCTGTGAGGCTTATATTGTATACCTCAGCACCCGTTAGGATAGGGTTACTGCGAGCGTTGGAATAGTACCCTACAGCGCTTACTAAATACATCATTTTATACTGATACCACTTTGCCGCGGTTAGGTCAGTGCCGGTGTTGAGTTCCGCGAAAGGCGCGCCTAAATCAGCACAAAGCTCTCCTACCGTTCTCGCGCCGTCTGTGTTGGCCGTGGTAACGGTTTCGCCATCATATTTTACAGGATTGTCAAATCCATTCATTCCTATAGCGTTGTCTTTAAAGGTAACAAATGTCCACCTCTTGCCATCTGTCAGGGCTGTATCTATGTTCGTTGTGCCGGTATCTGTGGAGTTTCCTATATCTAAGGTCGTACCGGTGGCTATGATCGTTTTAAAGGTGCCGTCGCTCTTGTAATAACGGTGTAGAGAGTTGTTTGTGGCTGAACCCGTGTCCCAGGCCGTAATCAGTGGTTCGCGCTTGCCTATGGCCCCATAACGCTTGTTTACGCGTACATTCTGGGCCTCTACTGCTTGGTTGTCAGGAGTGTTTAGCGGGCTTATATGACTATTCTGGCCTTTACTGAAGTCCTGTAAGACAAAGAACTTATCCTGTGCATAAACAGGCAATGCAACCGCCATCAATAATAGTCCTATAAATATACGCTTCCTCATATGCGAGGCCCCCTTAGACGCATCTCCGCTGAATTGGCTATATCTTTCCTGCGTTTTAACATATTCAGTTTCTCCTCACGCTCTAATTTATACTCCTGGTACAGTTTATCCGCATTAGCATCATTAGACAGCATAGGTAGTATTCTCCATCTGGCAAAGGCTATTATCGAATAATCAAATATCGACAAATGCGTCAGTTCAGTTTTACTTCCCGAAAAAGGATAGTCCGAGTCCTTTGACATCGAAACAGGAGCAGACCCGTAATAAAGCCACAAACCACTGGCAAGTGTCGTGTCTGGTGTAGGCGATAGGGTTACAATATCCGAGTCTATTGAATAGTAGAGCGGATCGCCAGAGCCTAAATCTCTCCAGTTAGGACGGTTTATATCAAACCATTTAAGAGTACGTGGATAGAGTTGTTTCCACTTTGAGCCATTATACCACCACAAACCCGGAGAATCGACTGCAACATAATCCCCTATAAAAGAAGATAAGCTGTATTCGTACTTATCAGCCGTTATCTTGAATTTCTTATTAGCCTTTAAACATACTGTATAAGCAGCTATATCCTTTACACCTTCATTGAGTATCAGGTTAAAAGATGCGTTTTTGACCACAGATACTTTTGCTCCTGGTATCAGAGCGCGACCCGTTTGTCGAAGTTGAGATAATGTCATGTCAAGATTCTCCTTAAAGGTTATTCTTTATATAGTTCAGCGCAAGATTGATTAATATATCAATTATGCTGTCTGGAATGTACTTGCCCCTTCTGATCGCCTCTGCTTTTATATCCACAAATGCTTGGCTACGCTTTTCCTCATTACTCAGGTCTGTTTTCTGGAGAGTGCCTACTACGTTAAGCACAAAGTCCTTAAACTCCGCTATCAAAATCTGTATCAGAATAGGCAATGCCGCATCTATGAAGCTCTTGAATATCCTCAGAAACTTATTCCATAATCTTTTAAACCAGTTCATATTATTTTCCTTTCTTTTTTTTACTTTTCTTAATATTGTCTGCTTCTATCCTCAATACAGCAGCGAACGCATCCGGGTTTTCTGCATATAAGCCTCGGATAAATTGCAGCAAAAGACTTACGATCGTACCCCTTTGTATCTTTTCGCTTGCTTTTTTGCCTAATTGCTTATCCATTAAGGCGTCTGCTTTCTTACCTTCTTCAAACATATTTACCTTGCTTGCAGCTATTCTTATTACAGTCGAAGCAATGTTACCCTTTAGCCACTGTTTCATCTCCATTATTAGCCTCCTTTTTTGGAGCCCGTCTAAAGAAATACTGGAACACAATCATATATATCGCTATCAATACATCAGGTAAGTTTAATATTTTACCCTTAGTTACGCTATATACGAAATAGAACAATAGCCCCAATGTCATTAGTATCAAAACAATATACTTAAATACAGAGTCAGCGTTTTTCATTCCTGCATCACTCCATTCCGAAAGGTTCTCCATCCACTACGCTTAAAGTCAGGGCAACCAACATCTTCGTCCCATTTCCAATTCTTATGTTTCTTTTTACATTCTCCCCAAAAATAACCCAACCCAAGAAACATTGATTTCGGAGGGTTTAAATGCTTACAATTTTTACAATAATTTTCCATATCACCACCTTATAGTCTTTTTAATCATTATCCGGCGGTCTTTCTTCTTGCCGTCCTTATCCTTACCATTCAGCAATTCAAACAATGATTTCAATAGATTTTTAGCTTTATCTGCCATTAGAATTTCTTTTCTATCATGAGCGACCAGTAGTGCTGATTGCTCTGGGCTTCTAATATCCCATTGGTGAATTTATACCCATAGGCCCACTCTGGGTCTTTACCGCTTTCTACGTCAAGATCGCCCCATCCCCATTTATTTATGAGTGTCCAGTCCTTCATAAACTCCCAGCCAAATTGAATATGTGTTCCTATCTCATCATCCCAATCTGCCTCGGCTGAATAGTTAGGCTTAAAATAGGGGTCTAAATAATCTATTCCAAATCCAGCGTGTACGGTTTCGGTGAAGTACCATTTAAGCGTTACGAAATAATCAAGCAGATTAAGCCTTCCCATTGACTTTCCCTGATAGGGGGTTTCTACCTGAGTATCGTGCGCGTTAGAAGATGTTGCGCCTACACCTAACTCTATACCGATTTTAGGTCTTAGATAGTTATCTTCTGGATTTGGCGAGAACGGAAGAAAAGGTATTTTAATTATTGGATTAAATTCATATCCCAACTCTACCCTGGGAGAACTATCAAGCCCTTCTACCAGATAGTCAGCATACCCTACCTTAGCGTTTATGCTGTCAGCATGCGCTATGCCTACAAAAGCTAAAATCAAAATACTACTTATTATTATTCTCATCATTTTTCCTCTTGGTTTTTTTGCTATCTTCTTGTGCTTTGCGGATAATGTTCTCTGCAAGGCTAATGTTCTGTTTAGCGTTCTCAAGATGTTCCATTGCGTGAGCAAGTGCCCTGTCAGAGTTTCTTCTGTATTTACGATTAGTCATTTTAATACCTTTAGTTTAAACTTGTTATAAAAATTGCATCTTTTGCATTTCTTATTTCTATTAGCACACATAGTTAAAACGCAATCTTCTGCTTTCATTTAGTTGCTATTATCCAAATTGCCCTGCTTATTATTGCAATCACCATCGCTGACCCAAGTCGCCATAGCCAAGTAATCTGTTTATTATGCCCCCTATGTTTCTCTGCGTGAGTTTGGCATTGTAGATTATCAAGTTTAATGAAGATAGCCTTAATGCTACCTTTTACTTCTTTCCATATTTCCTCTGAACGCTTGTCATGATTATCCCATCGTATTTTTGTTTCAGTTTCGATTACTGTCAATCTGTCTCTTTCTTCCTGTTCCATAATAACCTCTATATTCTTCCTATTATAAATACCGCCATCAACCCTGCCATTATTGTGAATAAAAAGTATGCTCTCACTCCAACTGCCCTACAAGTTTAATTATCTTCTTTAGCAAATCATATATCTTCTG